ATCTTCTCCCTGTTGGCGGCGGACTCTTCTCTGGATTTCTCCTGCTCTATCCGTAGCTCGGCGCGCAGTTCAATCATGGCAAGAGTGAACTTGTCCGCCATCTCCTTGACCGCCAACTGATACTCCTGCTCGGCTTTTCGACGCTCGAGCCTCAACTCCTCTTCGGTCTTGTGCTTCTCGAGCGCGATCTTCGCCATCTCGGCCTGCATGTTGGCTTCCGCCTCTTGAAGCTTCTGCTGTAGCTCCTGAATCATCTGCTCTGCCTGCTGAAGCTTCGCCCTTACAGGCAACGGAATGTCGTTCTCCGTCCTGATATAGGTCTCGGCAGACTTAACCCCTGCGTCCTCGTACATATCCTTGAGGATGTCAGGAGCATTAAGCAGCTCGGCGAATCCTGGGGTAGTGGCCGCAAAGGCGGTAACAGCCGCTACCTTCTGCGTTCTCTGCAACTCCCCAAGAATCCCCTTGGACCCCACAACCTCAAAGTGGACGATCTTTGGAAGGTCTTTTCCGGCAAACGAGAGAAAGTCCGGAAGACCTTTCTCGGGACAGTAAAAGGAATAGCTTTGCAGATGCTTCAGGTTCAACTCGTGCGACATGTAGAGAAAGGGCCTTAAAGCACCCAGCTCTAGCTTGTCTACGAAGTCAACCGTCCTGACTTCTCCGCGTTGCTCGGTTCTTTCTACCTCGGTCGCAGTCTTCCTATCCGAAGCCGAAACCCCGGACCTGATTGCATTTACCCCGGTACCTTCTTCAAGCTTGGTAAGGGCGAACGTAAGGCCTGACAAAGCCGCCTTCGGATCCCCCACCTGCATGAACTCGACCTTCTTGTTGCTGATACCTTTGGTCGCATTCATCGAGCCAGGGTGAATCTGCGGCCCGCCTGTCTGGACTAGATAGGAGTCATTGCCGTCATACCAGCCTGGGGGCATAGTCCAGAGGTCAACGCCGTCAATGAACCTGTTGGCAAGAATCGTCGCCACCTTATGAAGGGGCGAATTTTTGATAACAGGACTCGTGAAGTACGGATCTCTGATGTCCTGTCTTTCATAGCCTTGGTAGATAACTTCGGGGAATGGAAGCGGATTTGCCCGGTAATAGATGATCGTGTCATTGGCGGTGATGCACTTGGAATTCGGAAGATAGATATCCCCGTCATCCCGCTCAATCGTCAGGTCGCCGTAGTACGTCACCAACTCAACGTCGTCGGTGTCGTCCTTCCCCTTTTTCTTCGTGATCTTCTTGGGGTCGATATTCATATAACCGTCCCCTTGCAACGCCAGGACTTTCTGGCGCGGCATGTAGGAAACGATCATCATCGAACCCGGATAGAAGATGGCCCCTGGAATCACGGATTGGCTCGAATCCGGATAGCAGTTCCACATCGAATGAGGAACCCAGACGGGGGCCTCTAGAGACTCCACCCCCTGCCCGTCATAGACCTTGTTCTGCTTCTCCCACTCGACAGTGGCTACAAAGCTTCCGTGATGCAGAGCTTCCTTCACGGACAATTCGACGCGTGACTTGAGACCGAAATCTAGTTGCTGCTGGCTCATCAGCGCCCGAAGAATCCCGTCCACCGCCTTTTGCTTCTTGGGATCTACGGGGACAGGTCTCCCGTCCTGCCCAATCTTTAGGGGTGGCTTGCAGTGAGGCTCCTGCCAGTTTCTAGAAGCAGGAAATACCAGCCTCATGATGTCGGCGGTAATGACTTCTGAAGCCTTGGAAATCTCGCCCAATTCAAAAGCCGACTGCCAGCCAGAGGGAACCTCCTTCCCCTGTGGGTCGTACTTCTTCATCGGCTCCATCGCAATCTGCCTGTCTACTTCTTTCCAGATTGCCTCGTGCGACTTCCTGAAAGACAAACCCTTGCGTCTTTCAAGTTCCTTCTTCAGGAAACTCTCTACCTTCGCCCAGTCGGTCTTGCGGATTTTCCGCTTCTTGACCGGAGCGTTTTTAGGGGTTTCCGTTTCGTCCATCACCAGTTACGCACGCCCTGCGGGGGCTGCGCCCTTTTTATTTTTAGTGTCTGGGTCGTCGCATGCCGAAGGCTCAAGCAGGCGTAACGTGTAGCGTCCATCAGGTCGTCAAACTGCTTGACGATCTTCCCGTCGTCCCGGTGGTACATCCTCCACTCCTCGAGCCACTGTGTCAGCGACTTGAAGACTTTGAAACGTCCTGTCTGCATTCTGTGCAGGATGTGTTCAATCCCATACTCGACCGAGTTACCGCCCTTTCCTTCTTCAACTCCAGGAGACGGCGGATTGGAAAACTCCTCGTGCCACATATTAGCCCCCTCCTGCCGGTACTCCTCGGCAAGCGGTTCACCTGACTTCGGCTGTCTCTGTAGGGCATCGTGCGGCCACATCACCGGGATCCAATTACCCCTCCGGTTGAGCTGGGAGACATGCTCTGAAACCTTCTCTCCGGACTTGGAATAACAGTCGGTGACGTAAACCACATCTCTTTCCCTGTCCCAAGCTAACCACACAGCGGCGAAGTCATGACCAATACCCGGATCCATCGCACAAATTCGCGGCCAGTAAGACGGAATCTCGATTGGCTCGCAAACGATCTCGTTCTCCGGGACTGCATAAACAAGACCGGAGCCCATAAGGGGAATGCCTTTCGTTCTCATCTCCCGCTGGTGAGCAGGGATTGCCATGAGCAACTGTTCCCGTCTCTCGTGGCTCATATGTGGGGCGTCGTCCCAGGTCGCTCTGATAAGCGCCTGCCCAGGTTTCAGGTCGTTCATGAATCCGTAAACAACCTTCGTCACCCCCTCTTCTGGGGTGAAGGTAATGAAAAGAATTCCCTTAGTAGAAAACGTCCCGCGAAGGTATTGAGCCCAGATATCTTCTGGCGGTTCTTCGTCCAGCCATCCAAGATCAATCCTCGAGCCCATGTGCTTTTTTGCACCCTGCTCATAAGCCCTGAAGCTGATCTTGGAAAAACCCCCGCTGATGTGCTTAACCTGAACTGAATCAAGCGCGTCAGGAACTCCAGCCTTGCGCTTGTCGTTCTTCAGACAATCAAGCGGAATGGACCCCATCCCGAACTGCTTGGGGTCAGTCGGCTCCCCGCAAAGCTCCTTCTGGCAGATATCACGAACAGACTCGTTCGTTAGACCACCGACAAGGACAGATATCGGTCTAGTAAACCTGTGGCCCTTCCACCAGTCCGGGTATCTGCCGGTGGCATGGATGGCTACTTCCATCCCACCGGCAGTCGTCTTACCAACCTGATTCGCGCACATAGCGCCGCGTTGCGACGCTGGACTATTCGACTTGTACCCCAGAGCATTGTGGAAAGCGACCTGCCAGGGATACGGCTTGTAATGCGTTAGCCGGTTGGTCTTTTCTTTGCGGTCTAGAGCGGTAAGCAGTTCAGCTAGTTGTCTAGCCGGCTCTACAGACGCCAGTGCTTCATCCCTTTTTCAACGACCGGCATGAAGTCTTCCTCAAACTCGTGGAAACTTACTGCTACTGCCGTCATCCTTCCCAGCGTGTCTCTTACGATCTGCTCTACATCCACATCGTCAGGTCTTGCTAAAGCCAGCTTCACAAAAGCCTGTATCGGCTCAACAAGATCCCAGGAGTCAGGACGTTTAAGCTGTGTTCTGGTGAGGCTGTCGTTAGCTTCGGAAAGCCAATCGAGATACGTCACGCAGTAGGTGCTTTTATCACCGCGTATCCCAAGACCAAAGCAGCCCCCTCGTTGTTGGTGGTCAGGTTCCTGACCGTGATGAGGGCCTGTCCGGCGGCGCTTTGGGCGTTGAACGAATAGGCTCCAGCGGTCCCGGCAGAAATGTGATTGATGAGGATGATATCGCCGGCGGCAATGACGGAGCTGGTAAGCGTGAACGAAACCGCTGTGAAAGAGGCAAGGGCGGCGTTGTGCATCGTGATCTGGCCGGCTGGCTTGTCCAGGGTAACGGCAGTGGATTTGCTCGTGGCCTGAGTCACCGTCCCACCATCACCGGCGGCGTAGCCGAGTTTGTTAGCCATCCCGGCATCAATCGACTGCGATTCGATAAGAACGCCAGCGGAATTGGCGGTCCAGAACTCCCAACGACCGGGAACGGCTCCTGCCGTCGCATCTGCCGAAGCATAGCAACGGATCTGTCCTGCTAGCTGCCTGTTGTCTCCGTCAACCCCGTAAACGTCCTGCGTCCACAGAAGATCACCGGAAACGGTCTTGGTCTTGTTGTTATTTACGGCGGGCATAGTTGACTCCAGTCAATCTTGTTGTGGTTGTTCCCTATGAAACAGGCGTGATCGTGGATGTAGTCAGCATTCGGAGTTTCCCCGAACACTTCATGCCGGTAATACCTGATGCTCGGTGAGCGCAGGAAATTCCCGGTAACTACCGGCCTTGTCTCAGCCACTTTAGAAACTCTCTCCACGTCCTCGCCAAATACCGTGTCC